CCCGTTTATGCACGTTGTGCCAAATCAATTTAGCATTGACGCTGGACAACTTACCTATTCATTAGAAATTGTGTTCGCAGATTTGCCGCGTGATAAAGAAGTAAAAATCGAATACCAACGACATTCAATTAGCGATTGCGTGTTGTTGTTTGCTGATCTCGTTAATGAGATTGAGAATGGTCAGATATTCGATGAATCGGTTATCATCACAAAGCCAATTCAGTTTACTCCATTTATTGAGGAGTTCAGTAACGTGTTGAGTGGGGTGCAAGGTTCAATTGACATAACAGTGGATTACGAGTGGAACGCTTGTGATATTCCTTACAACAACCAAACGGTAAGTGTTTATTCACAGGTTATCGATTTCGAAGAACATCCAGTGTACAATTCAATTCGTTACTTATGTGATGGCGAACAAGTGGCTGTTTGTTATAGTCCCGGTGGACAACCAAACCTTATTGATTTGGTAGCATTGTTCAATTCCAATCCCGGTACCGATCCATCATGTCCTGATCCAACTTATTGTTATTGTTGGTCTAACTATGGTACATACTACGACAATGGCGATGGACGAATAAGATGTGAGATGCCTATTTTAATTGCGAATCAACTATGCCCATCGGGTGAATTAACTTTAGATGTTATACGCGATTAATTATGGCAAAGAAGGTACAATTCACAACTAACCAACCATCCGCAACGACTGACTATCTTGCAGCGGACAACACATGGAAGACAATTCCCGGTGGGGGAGGTGGTAGTAGTCCATTAACCACGAAAGGAGATTTATATACACGCAATGCGTCAGCAGATGCAAGGTTGCCAGTTGGTTTAGATACGCAAGTGTTGTTGGCAGATAGTACAACAACAACGGGATTAAAATGGGGTAGCAATACCACACCCACTCCAACGGGTTACTATGCAATGTATCAGGATGGCAATACTCAGACCATTGCTGTAATCAATACAGGCTATCCGATTAAGTTCAGAACAATGGACTTGAGTAATGGAGTTTCGGTGGTTAGTGATTCACGAATTACGTTTGCCAATACTGGTATTTACAATTTGCAATTTAGTGTGCAGCTTGAGAATAGTGGTACCCAAGAACATGATGTCACTATATGGCTGAGAAAAAATGGAACTGATGTAGCTGGCTCATCGGGTTTTGTTGCCGTAGTAGCAAAACATGGAGGTGTTAATGGTCATGTGCTGCCATCATGGAACTACCTTCTCGATGTTGTAGCAGGGGAATATTATGAGTTAGTTTGGAGTGCAACGAGTACAGCAGTTACTATGCCTTTCTATGCGGCAGGCTCACCGCCACCATCTACTGCATCTGCAATTTTTACAGTTACCCAACAAGCAGGCATCATGGCAGGCACTGGCATAACAGCCATCAATAGCTTAACAGGTGCAGCGCAAACAATGGTGACTGGCAGTGCAGGTACTGACTTTGGAATTTCATCATCGGGAACTGTTCACACATTCAACATACCAACTGCATCAGCTACAAATAGAGGTCTATTGAGTTCAGCTAATTGGACCACATTCAATAATAAGCAAAATGCTATCACCCTAACCAATACCGGAACAAGTGGAGCAGCCACATTAGTAGGCAGTACTTTGAACATACCTCAATACGCAAGTGCAGGAAGTGGTACATCTTTTCAAACAGGTAGTTTTGGTGGTGCTACTGTTGCATTATCGAGTACTGTTTATGGCACACTCACCGGTGGTACTTTTTCAGGAACTGAAAATGCGAGGATAACAATAATGCCACAGGCTTGCACGATAAGCCGAATGTACTTTGCAACGGCAACAACTCAACCAGCTTCTGGATCATTGGTTGTAACTTTAAGAAAAAACAATGCAGACACATCATTGACAATAACCATTGCCGCAGGAAGTGTGGCTAACTTTTTTAATGATACAACTAACAGCGTATCATTCACGGCAGGTCAGTACGCATCTATCAAATTTCAAAATAACGCAACAGCAACATCTGCTCAGGCAAATGCAGTAGCACTAATGGTGACTATATGAACTACACAATAGATGATTTAGGAGACATCGTACGAATATCCATTCCAACAAATAGTAGTTGGGGAACGATTCTTTTCGCATGGGAAAAGTCAAATGAAGAATTTACTTCTGCGCTTGAAAGTCAAGGAATAGATATACTTGTTGACTTGTTAGTTAACAATCCTAACACCGCATACACGAAATTCATCAATGGCTGAATCACCGCTAACATCAATCATGAAAAGATTTGGCCAAGAAGTCGTTGAACGTGCCATGCTTAATCTCGGAGTTTACAGAACGGTGCGAGGTAAGAAACGCAGAGCCGTTGCAACTGATACACTTCGAAATTCGCTTTCTTTTTATTACGATGGACGTAGCAGTAAGATTCAGTTTTTTGCACGTGGTAAAGCGAGTAACTACGCTGATTTTGTTGAGCAAGGTGTAAATGGATTGTCACGCAATCAAGGTAGTCCATATTCATTCCGTAGAGGTGCAGGAGCAAAACCAGCGAAAGGTGAAATGGGAGTGATGCAAAAGGCGATTTACGATTGGATGAAGATTAAAGGCATTCGCCCACGCAACGCTAATGGTTCATTCATGACATTCAAAACACCCGAAGCAAAGGAGCGCGCCTATCGTGGATTAGCAGGTCATTTGACGCGTAAAATTCGCATCAATGGTATATCACCATTGTTTTATTGGAGAGATGCAGTAACCGATACAATTGTAGATTTTCAACCCGAATTTGAGGACGCATTGAATAGAGAAATTACATTAGTTATAGAAGATAATTTGCAAAAGAAAATAAAAATATAATGGCATACACAACAGCAGTTACAGGTTTAACCGCGCAAGGCAATAACGCATTTAGTGGATTATGTTATTCGAACAACGATGTTTCATTCACAATGACATCGAGCGAATTTGCTCAACCTGGATTCAAATACATTGTTGTAATTACTGACAACAACACGTCAACCGATTACAAGTTTTATATTAGTCAAAACGCTGTGAATAGCGGAGTGTTTAACGCTAAAACTATCTTTAACCAGCTTGTAAAAAATTCAATTGTGTTTGACGGAAGCGATGATGTTGTATTGCAGACATCCACTCCAACACTTACCACAAAAAACAATGTAAATACATTTGTGGTTGAATTGTACGAAGGCTATGAAGTAGGTGGGATTTTTACGGAAGATGATAGCGTTGCGGTTACTTATTCGCTCATGTGTATTTATGGTAGTGGTAAACAAAACTTCATAATGATGGGAACGAATGACTCTCGGCCATTGGCACTATCTCAAAATTATGATGATGAGATTGGATTTAACAAAGAGACGTTAGCGCATCGTTTGAATTTGCCATCGTTCTTGCAATCACAACGAGTGAATTGGAGGTACATATCGCGCACGAACGTGACGGAACAAACTGATAGCGCATACGACATCCATGTGTGGGTTGCTGACGATAATACATATATCAATTCAAATTATCCATACAATTCAATTGCTTATTTCACTTTTTACTTCTACGATGAGACGCAACAAAATATCTCTTATGTTGATATTCCAATCACATTTGGTGAAGGCGCATTGTTGTTCCTTCCAACAGGGTTGAAGAACCTTGTTAATGGTGGTTATATAGACGATACAACTGCTGATAATACCGCATTTTATGTATATGTAGGTTACAACGAATTCGATCAACAAATAACTACCAAATACGGTTACTACATTAGCGAAGATTGCAAACATAATCCAGTTCACGTTTATTGGTTAAATCAAATGGGTGGTTGGGATAGTTATTCCTTCATCAAAAAGAATGAGCGTTCGATTGAAGTAGAAAGGAAAAGATACAGAAGCTATCAAGGTGACTTCAATAACGCGACATCAACTGAACCATACGCAACAAAAAACTACACGCGTGAATTAACCGAGCGCGAACCAATTGTAAATACGTTCATTAATTTAACAAGTGATTGGTTGACGGAATCGGAGTTTAAATATCTCAAAGATTTATTTACCTCGAAATCGGTGTGGATGGTAGATGACAACGTGGATGGTTATTCAATCGTTCCTGTTGTAGTTGAAGACAACGGATTTTTAATGAAGCGAGAGCGCAATTACAAGAAATACAATCAGAACTTACGATTGCAAATAGCATCGAACAATGAAACGATAAACATCACAGCTTCACAGTATCCCATCCCTGCGCCTGATCCATGCGAGTTCTTTACGACCTTCACAAAAGTTGGTGGAAATACAAGCCTAAATCTTGGTGCGAATTATGGCGATGCGTGTAATATCGTTTTGACAAATGCAACGCGAGGAAGTAATATAACAGTAAGAGTTTTAGGTACAGGTGGAATCACTCCAATTGGTGGTCAAACGTACTACGTACGTATTGATTATACCAATAGCCCACCTTCAACACCTGTACGTTTGGGTGTAATTCAATTGGGTAATGTGTTAACGGGTGGAGGTAGTCAAACATCATTTGACATGATGGATCCTGGCACGCCAATCATCGCGACTGGTGTATGGGGAACAAGTGACGGAACAAATTATTTTTATCTGAAGCTGCCTGTATGGAGTGGTGGTACGACTTACAGCGGAAATATATATGTAACGATTGGTTTTGGTAATTGCCCCTAATAAATAAGAATGGAAACAGCCTTAATAGTATATACGCAAGGAGACGAAACTCCTTACGTAATGGATTTGTATTTGAACGAAACAATTGCGTTGCAATACTCATTCAGCGACATCAAAGAACTCAAAGCAAAGGCGAGTTATTCGCGTTCATTTCGCATTCCTGCGACTGATAACAATTCGAAGATATTTGGATTCATCGAAAACAACACGTTTCAATTTAGTTCGTTCAATCCAAAACGAAAGTTGAATGCGATTATTACCGTTGACACGTTGCCAGTAATGGAAGGGAATATTCAATGGAAAGCGAGTTATACCCAGCAAGGAAAGATTAGCGAATATGAGATTGTATTTTTCGGTAATGTGATTGACTTTTTTAAGAATATTGGAGATGCAGATTTTAAAAACTACATCGCTGTACAATTGCAAGATGAGTTCGATTTTATTGTCAATTATCAGAATGTTGCTTATTGCAATTCAGGTACAATTGGCGATA